AGAATCCATCATAGTCGGGTGCCTCTTTAGTTTTGAGCCACTCAGCACCAATCTCAACGCCCTTCTCTTCCATCCGCGCCTTTTCTTTTGCTTTATCCTCAGGGCTTATCGGATAGAGCCGACCGTTCCCGCCTTGCACTTCAAAATTAGCCATTCGTTGCTTCCTCCAATTTAATATTTGAAACTTGCTTAACACTTTTCTTGTTGAACGCGGTTGCATCCAACCCCAAATCCTTAATCCGTTTTTTCCCGCCAATCGCTTCGAACGCCGCCTTAAAATCGAACGCAGCTTTCTTAACGCTAATGTGAACCTGCAACTTACCGTTCGTAATGTTGCCGCTATAATCGGTTTTCAGCTTCGATTTTAGCTCAGTAATTTCTTCGTTAACGGTGTCCAATCCTTGGATCTGTTCTCCCGCTTTATCTTCTATCTCGATTTCGAGCGCAGCCTTTCGTTTCCACTTGTGGTACAGCTCATCGAGAGTTGTATCACCATCAACCCGCTTGCAGTGATCCTTCGGGTCTAGGTATTTTTTGCGAAGCTCAGGGTCTTGGTATTCGCTGTGAATGAAATTGTGCCAAGCCTGAAATAGGGCTACCCGCCGGACCTCGCCGTCGCGGGGCTGCGGCAGTAAAGAACCAGACACTTTTTGATCAAGCCAGCTCACTTGCATATCCCTGATTCAAGTACTTGTATTCTTCCGTGCTGAAATCTTAGTTCTGCGACCAGAGCTTCGATTTCATTAGCAGCTCGATTGATTGCTCTAAATTCACTGAGCAAATTAATTGGCTCTCCCTTCTGTAGCTTGCGGTGTATCGCTCTCAAGTCTTCTGAGATCGGAGGGGTGAAGTCTTTGACGTAATTAGCCATTTCTTATCCTTGAATTTCGTGATTAAAATATTTGCCGCGCACAACATGTTCGTGTTTCCAAACATCTTCGTTGATGTAGCAAAAGAAGTGGCATACCTCTAAATCTAAAACCTCAAGCTGCATCCTGATCTGCCATAGGTACATTGTTTTCGCAGGATCTTTAATGCTGTAGGTCTTAGCTGGACCTTTGAAGCTGTACGGACATTTCACTTCGATACAGGCGTCTAGACCTATTAGCCCGTCAGGACTGGCTCGTAGGAAAGAATATTCTGGATGCTCGATGGAGCCGGTAGGCTCAACGACCAAACCTGTTAGGCTCTCAAATCGCTTAATAGCTACCGGCTCAGTCTTTACGCCGTGAGCAGTAGCGGCGTTGCCTTTAAACTCGGAATCAGCTCCCGCCAAGGCTCTAACCGCCTCCCTCACAACATCTGGAGCTTTGGAGAACTTGTGCGCTCCCTCGAACGCTGCACAACTTGAAGCATTTATCTTACCGGCGCGTTGCATGAGCCACTCAGGAGTTCCCTGTTTAACGCTTTGCATTAGCAGCCTCCATGATCGGAGCCAGGTCTTTTTTCCAACGAGCCATACGGCGTTTGAAATTGCTGTCCTTCAGGCTACGATTTCGCAAGCCTTTTTCGACAGCTTTTATCTTAATCTCCAGACCGTTCTGGGTGAGAGGAGGTTTATCTATGAGATGCTTCAACTCAGCATCCATGAAGATCTTCAGCCTTTCAGACTCAGTTAACACAACTTCTTCGTTGGCTGGCACCAGCGCGACCACGTTACTTGTGTGCGGATTGTGGTACTCGTCAGACCATAGTCGCCAGAAAAGCCCAAGCTCTCCTAACGCTTTACATCTGACTCGCATTTTCGATTTGTTAATTTCTGTGGAATTAGGACTAACGATAGCTTCATGCTTCGTATTCATCACCGGTAGTGAAGCCTGATGCGATATTCCCGACACGTTTATGTGCAGCTTCACTTCAGCCGTTCCGTCAGGGAAGAACCAAGCGTCGTTTCCAGAATCGTCGGTGATGTATTCCCAACTTATGTCTAGAGTTGTTTTCGCGTTCGGATTTTGCGCGATAACGAACGTGTCCATCCAATTGACGTACTGGATTTCACCTTCGGTTTCTAACTTCGATGGAATTTTCACTTTGTCGTAAATTGCCCAGAGCTGGGACTTGGTAAAATCATTCATAACATTCACTCCTTGACGTACTTAGAGTGAATACTAGTCTCTTAGACCAACTTTATCAAGCAGATAAACCATATTGGATAGATGGTTTTGTTTGTTGATAAGGCGTGTATAATCAACGAACTGAGAGAAAATCCCGCCTTCCAGGGCTGGTAAGAAAGGAAACCCTAGTTCTGGTCCACAGACGCTAGGGTTTTTTTTCGCTGGCTATACTGGTCCGTATTCAGCCAGTTGCTCGTAATGTTCTGTCAAACCGCCTCCTCTTTCCTCTATAAGGGGGTGACGGTTTACGCAATGCATCACGCACTTCGTCATTCGCTCACCATGCTTGAAGTGCCTATTCGCGCCAAACCTGCGAAAGCCGCTTGCTTCAACTTGCCCCTGAGAATGAAAATTACTAGCAGAAACATTCGAGGACCAATCCCTTACCAAGCTGCCCAAACCAGCTCTGGAAACGTCGCAATCCTCTTCAGGTTCCCAAAAAAACGGAAACATGTAGGAGAATAATTCCTCATCGTGGTAATCGAATCGCACAAATGTTTCGTTACCAGCATTTTTGCACTTGAGCCACTGAGCGTAATAAATTTTTATCAATCGAGGCTCGATAAAATACATCGTCTTGGGCGAAATATTAGAATCGCTGCTGTAGTCGATGACAGAGCCATTGGTCTTACTCAATTTCCCAGCTTCATGTAGAAGACGTTTGTCGGAGATCATACAAAATTCGAAATCGTCATCTAGCAGACGCCAGCCCGTCCATGTCGCTGCATTTTCACCTACTTCGGTATTTTCAAAAATTTTAACGAAATCTTGATTTTCAACTTTACAAGCTCCATCGTCGGTTACCAATTCAGCTTTTGCCAGAAACCGACCCAACTTCTCCATTACAGCGCTATCTGGTAAATGATTTGTAGATACATCTACATCTTTGTTTCTCATTGAGATACTCCGTTCTTTTTTTCAACGCCGTCAGCTTCCGCAAGAGAATTCGATTCTTTAACGTGATCATGAATGAATTCCAAAGACTCGGTCACCCCGATATCAGGCTCACGAAGATTTCTCAAGATGATCTGAAAAACCTTGACGAAAGAAGACGCGCTCAGTGGTCTTGGGGTTTTCTCAGTCACAAGAGAAATCTCAAACTCGATACACTTTCGAACCGCCCCCACCACGATCTGCATGTCTTCGACGTTTGGCGTTTCTCCTCGCCATTCCGTTGGTTCCAGGGAGACCCACTCGACCATGTCTACGCCATATTCCTGGCAGAACCGGTAAGCGAGTTCCATGTCTCTGGGAAGACTCCCCCTCATCCAGCCCTGTACCGATGACATTGAGCATTTCAGCTTATTGCTGATCGATGTGGCTCTTCCATAGTTAACGTGACCCTTTTCCGTCATAACCTGATCTAACCAATCTGCTCTTTTCTTTTTCTTTGCCTCCGTTAAGGGGGTGATACCCCCGCTGCTATTCATACATTCACTCCTTGTTTTAGTGAATCTCTGAATCATACATTCACTCCTTGTTTTAGTGAACCTCTGAACATACCACCTCCGAATGAACAATAAAACTGTGAATGCATACAGTAGAATTTATCAGAGCCTTATAGAATGTTTTCTTGCCAATAACTTATCTTTAAGACAGACTACGTCTTCTCATGGAGTTCTGAATGATCTTTAAAACCAAGCACAAGCGCGACTTTACGGTACTACCCAACAGCCTCATTCGAGGCAATTCTGAAGATCCTAACTCTAGAAAAGACAGCCTCACGGCAGAGGGGCTGGGCATCTTAGCCTATTTACTGTCGCACCAGGAAGATTGGCAGGTCTGTGGAAAGCAGATGGCGGCACACTGGTCCATCTCCCCCAATAAGATGACCAAGATTACGAACCTTCTCGAAAGCGAGGGCTACCTCAAGCGAGTTTACCGGAGAGATCGCGGTCACATTTGGGATTGGATCGTCACCGACACTCCTCACGACTTCGGGGAAGATCGCAAAATTAGGGATCGCATATTTGAAGATCGCAAAATTAGGGATCGCAAATTTGAAGATCGCAAATCTTGTGACCAAAGAAGTACTAAATCTTTAAAAGAAGAACTAAAGGGTAAAGAAAGAACAAAGAGCGTTGCCGATATAAAAGGTTACATCCAGCTAACTGACGCCATCGCCCTTTGCCCTGAGAACGTTCCTCTCCAGCCGTGGACAGATTGGCTTACCGGTAAGACCACCACCAAGAAAATCTCTAGCCGCCAGGTAAAGAATGCTCACGCCCAATTCAAGATTCTCAAAGGTGCTGGTCTCAGAAAATTCCAGCAAGCCGTCGATATTGCCAACAGCAAAGGATGGCATTCAATTCAACCGCACTGGGCGCAGATTAAAGATCTGATCAGTGACAGTACCTACGAAGACGGAGTCAAGTAAATGGAAATTGCAAT